GACAGTACCATAATCACCATAAGGAAATGCATCTACATTTGCAAAATTTGCAATTGTTGTGATAGAGTTTTCACCATCACGCATATAGATCTTTTTATCAGCGCTATTTACCGCTACTTCGCCAATTTCAAGATCACCTGTAGTTGGTGCAGAATTAATAGTTGAAGAACGTTTTAATTTAATTACGTTTGACATTTAAACTTAAACCCCTGTTCTTCGTCTGCGCCTTTTTGATCTATCACCCTTTCCGCGTGTGGAGAGAACCTTTGCTGGCTTTTCCTCTACAACAGGCTGAGAAACAGCCTTTGGTGGTTCAGCCTTTGGTGGAGTATTATATTCACCACCATCGCTAATTGTTATCTGCTCACTTCCCAGAGTTTGCGCCATTTTTGGTGGTTCATTGGCGCTCACTGAAGGAGCGGGTTTAGGGGCTTGCTGTACCGCCAGTGGTTTGGGTGCTTGTGGGGGAGTAACAACGGGCTTCGGTGTTATCGATGCCGTTGAAATTGGTGCAGATGAATACTCGCTAACACTTTCTTCAACAATGGAATACTCACTAACGCTTTCTTCCGCACTAAACCCACCAGTAGTTATACCCTCTGACTCTTCTGTATTAACCGCAGACTTTTGTTCGGCTAATAACTCTTGAAGTTCATTAATTGCTTCATTTTTTTGAATCAGTTCAACCTCTAAACACTGCATTCTACTTTTTTGATACAACAATTCTACCGTTTGATTTTGAACCTTTTCCGATAGATTCTTGATGTATGCGTTTATAACATCAATTTCTGCCTGATCCATAGTATCGATTCCTTTCAACAACTTCTATTAGTAACTTCCACCATCAATCGTGTTAGACCAATCGGGAGTACCGTTATTGGAGTACAGGAAGTAACCATCAGTACCAGCCGCAGTTGCTTGAAGTGCGCCCGTACCGTTACCATACACGATACCGTTGCTGGTGAAAGAAGTAGCACCAGAACCACCGTCTGCTACTGCAATCGCCGCAGTAAGACCAGATACGGTGCCACCAGTGATAGAACCTTCGATGTCAGCAACCAAGGTAGCAACAGAGTAACCAGTTGCGGCAGTATCAACAGTGGTGGTAGGAGCAGTTTGAGAATCCTTAAACAGCTTCCACTTACCGCTATCACTTGCGTCACGGAACAGACCAGAGTACAGGTCTTGTGAACCTGAAGTATCGTACAAACCGTAGATACCCACGTCAACCGCGTCAGTAGTGTTGTTGCCATTAGCAAGTGCAATCAGAGGATCTTCAACAGTAAGAGTAGAAGTGTTGACAGTAGTTGTCGTACCGCTGATTGTCATATCACCAGAAACAGTCAAGTTTCCGCTAATGGTTGGGTTAGTAGCAAGACCAACGGTAATCTGGTTGTTAGAAACCGTAGTTGCAATCTCATTCGCAGTACCAGCAATGGTAAGAGTCTCGCCGTTGTTAAAGGTGTCAGTCGTACCAGTGTCAGCCGCAAGATCAAAAGAACTGCTAATTGAAGCAGTACTAGCGGCAGTGATTCGACCTTGCTGGTCAACAGTAAAGGTTGGAATTGAAGTAGCATTACCATATGAACCAGGAGTTACAGCGGTATCATCAAGGTCAATGCTCAGACCGTTACCAGAAGCGGTAGTAGTGATACCAGTATCACCAGTGATTGCAAGGGTTTCTGACTCCTCAATAACACCAGTGCCGCTGTCACCAGAAAAATCCAGATCAAACGCGGCGGCGGCTGTGGTGTCAACATATGCCTTAACAGATTGTTGGGTCGGGATCAGGGTTGCGCTATCAGAAGCCATGTTGTCTTCATCTACGAAACCAGTGACCGTGATAGTTCCATCGCTCAGTGAAGTGCTAAAAGAAACTGTACCAGCAGTCACATTACCAGAGATGTCACCAGTTACGTCACCAGTAAGATCCGCAGTAATTGTGCCAGCAGAGAAGTTTCCAGAGCCATCACGCTTTACGATGGTGCTTGCGGTGCTTGCGTTAGTAGCCGCATCTAATTCGTCAGTGTAAAACTTACCACCGATAGTATGGATGACTTGATTGCCTCCACTATCGACTGACTCCATATACAGCTTGGCACTAGCACCATCATTAGAAGCATCTTGGGCATACGCCATTTCGCCATTTACGAGATCCGATGTGGCGGGGGCTGTAGAGCCAGTGCTTCTTTTAATCTGAATAACTGTAGCCATGTTTATTATTCCTCGTTTTAGGGTTAAAACTACATCATGATATACTTAATAAATCTTGGGTTATTTATAATATCAGTATGTTCCACCATCAATATTATCAACAGCGACAGCCAAAGAACTTGTTGGTGCCGCTTCCCACTGACCATTATCTTCATTAAAAACCAGCGCGTATCCATCTTCAGCATCGGATACGTTAACTCCCTCCAAACCGTCTAAGGTAGTTGCTGTTTGTGTTTTACTTGTATTACGAATTGTTTGAGTTACAACCCTATTATCACTAACTGTTGCTGTAACTCTTTGTGAACTATTTGGGACCGTGACCTTCAATGCCATAGAGTTCTCCTTACTTAGTCACTTCTGGTGTGACTGTAACAATTCCTTCAAGGACGCGCAAAGTTTCTATTGAACTGGCAATTTCAATGTCATATACATATCTACCAGCTTTTATTGCGGAAGTTTGGGCGGCGGTTAAGGAAATTGTGATATCACCAGTACCATCTACTTTTGATGTTGTAAAAGCAGTATTGGTATTTGTATAATAACTCTTTCTCATTTGTGCGGTAACTGTGTAATCCGTAAGAATCTTACCCGTTCCGTCATCATTTGTTAAATTGAATGTTAACGAAAAAGTAGTTCCTTGGTCTATAACTATGTTGTATATCGATGCCACAGTTGTGTCCTTTAACAAATTATGTTAAAATGTTTTTATGAAAAGTATCATCACACTAAAGTACGGCGACAAATATTCTTCACAAGATGTTAACACTATTTATAAAAAAACTAACGCCGACAGCTTTTATTGTTTCACGGATAACCCGTCTGGCTTGGAGCGCGGCATTGAGGCAGTGCCATTAGATAGTGAAATTGAAGGACATTGGGAAAAAGTAAAAATACTAGGCAGTGGTATAGAAAATGCCCTGTATCTTGACCTAGACATTGTAATTCAAAAACCTCTTGATTATTTATGGGACTGTGACCTTTCAAATCCAAAAATTATCTATTGTTTTTGGAAACCAGAGTGGTTCCCAGAGCATAAAGATGAGCGGTGGAGTTATAATTACCTGAGTTTATATAACTCAAGCATGATAATGTGGGATGATGCCTCACATATATATGAGTACTTCATGAAAGATCCAGATTATTTCATGGTAAAATATGCGGGGGATGATCGATTCTTACACCATGAAGGATTTGATTTCAACTTTTTTACAGAAAAAGATGTTTATTCTTTCATGTTTTCTAGAAAAGGATATCAACCAGAGAAAACGGTTTGTTTGCTAAATGGACAAGACAAATTCAAAGACTTGAGAAAACAATACGATGATGCAGTTTCTTTGCATAAAGTGGGGCAATAAGTACTCTCCCGAATATGTAAACAACCTATACGGCATGATTAAAAGAAATTACAACATGTCTTTTAAACTGACATGTTTTACTGACGATCCAGAAGGGATTGATCCCGCAGTGAATGTCATGCCGATACCAGACGTAGACCCACTTCATCCAAAGTATTGGTTTGGAAGAGAGCGGTATTGCTGGGACAGATCAAAAATCCTCATCTATAATTCACACAAATGGCTGAAAACAGAAGGGCCATTCTGCTACTTTGATCTAGACATCATCATTCAAAACAGAATAGATGACTTTTATAAGATGGCGTTCCAACCACACATGATATATTCTCATTGGCAAGAAAGGGGTCAAGAGAAACACAGACAGTTTACCACCATGCGAGGAACTTACCACAATTCTAGTTGTGTTATGTGGTGGGGTGATCAGTGCGAAAAGATATACGATGATTTTTTGACACATCAAAACACGGTGTTTAAAACATTTTATAAAGGTACTGACAATTACTATCCGTGGCGAGAGTTTATGGTAGTTGGCGACAGTTTTTGGAATTTTCTACCCAAACAATGGGTATATTCTTACAACAGAGAGGGCCAAGTTTATAAGGCACTTCCAAAGCTGTGCCTGTTCAATGCAGATCTTGTCCAACAAAAAACAAATCACAAAAAATTAGAGGACATAGAAGACACTGAAATTCTCATACACTGGAAAGGT